CATGCTGTGAGATTTGTTGGTAAGATGTTCACTGACCCACCAACTGAGAAATCAGATGGTGACAGAGAACTCTCCACCCTTGGCGAATTGTGCGCTCAAGTGCAGGACATGGAGCGGCGTGAGGCTGTTGCCTACTATGCCGCCCATTTGTACAGTATGCTCCAGGAATTTCCTACTCGGCTTGCTGAGCACCGAGCCCGGAGCGTACAGCAACATATGTTGCGTGGGCGTCTACAACACCCCAACCCCAGCCCCGCGGAGCGCGCTGAAATGGAGCGCGCCGCCCTGTTCCAGGATCCATGTGCTGGACAGGTTGCGGATGCTGGGGAAACACTGGGTTTCTAGGTGGGCCGTGTATGCGTGTGGGGTATAATTGCAATACTGTCGTAGCTGATGTTAGACCTATGCTAAATCGCAAAGAATACCTTCGAGTCACACGCAGACATGGCCTACCTAAGGTACGGGTGTATAGTCACATGCTACCCGTATATCATGTCAGCTTTTCGGGATTGACGAGTGTCTTTGTCTACCCAAACGCTATCTTAGGAAATTTGGTGTGTGCCATCCTGGAACGTATTTTCACTGTGCAGTGTGATGAGCGCTGCAACTGCGGCTCCAGGTGTCAGAAGCGAGTTCCCCAGCCTAGTGAGGGCAGTTTCCGCAGGCTAAGATATTTCTCCAGGGCTCTTGTGCGTCACCTTGGTTTCCGCACTCCTATGTCCGGCCAGCAATTCGTTGCAAGTTACCGGGACAGGAAGCGACGTACCAGGTACACCAATGCCTTAATGGACTTGTCTTATAATGCGGTTAATCGTTCTGACGCGGTGTGTGCCACTTTCCTAAAGAGTGAGAAGACACTCGTACAGTCAACTGCTGACATTCATGATGTCGTATCTGAGGTTATGCCCGCTCGTTATGGACTTACGGACATGCCAGAAATCCCCAATCTGAAGAAGCGCAAAGTGCCCAGGACCATTAACCCTAGAAATGCCCGATACAACATCTGTGTGGGGCGTTATCTTAGGGTGATTGAGCACGGAAACGCTCCAGGTTCAATTTACCATTCGATCGATCAGATTTTCGGTCACCCCACTGTTGCGAAGAACTTGAATGCATTACAAGTCGCCGATTTAATTGTCGACGCGTTCAATAGTGTACCCAATGCGGTAGCTGTTGGACTGGACGCATCCAGGTTTG